CGTTTCCGTGTGTTACCAGCACAGTGCAAACCCGTACGTGGCCATGAGTGTTATTCAGTTGTACGCGCATACCTAAGTGTTGGCGTCGGCGTGTATGTCGTCTAAACGCGCTTGTATGCCCCACAGGTCTTGCTTTAGACCGTTGGCTTGGTGTGGCTGGTGTTCTAGTTGCTCCAGTATCTCGTTGGCTTGTATGTCAGCGAGTTGGCTGAACAGTGCGCGCAGCTCTTGACGGTCTGCTTCAGTTATGCGAGGTTTTGCAATGTTGGTCATTGGTAATCTGGTGCTTCCCACTCGGTTACTTGTGATGTGTAGATAATTGGGTGAATTAGTAATGACATGTCGTTAAGGCCGTCGCAATGCAATGACCAGCAGTTCTCATATTCGAGTATGCCATATTGTTTTACGTCGTGCCCGTTAGCCCAGCCGTGGATTAATACCCGGTGGTGTTTGACCTGAGCCAATATAAACATGTGGTTTAAGTCGTCCTGAATGCGTATGCGTAGCATTGGTTTAGTGTGTTCTGTCGCGCGCACTTGATAACTCAATACGTCAAAACCGCCACGGTCATTTTCTAGGTCTAACCAATGTTCGCCTAAAGCCTTAGCTACTGCATACTCGCCAATTACGCCGGCAATGTTTGATTGCCACCAGTTTTGTTTTTCGTAGGCAACGTTGTTTTGCCGTGGTTTTCTTTGTTTCTGCATGGCGCGTATGTTTCGGCGCGCACCAGCAATGGCGCAGTATTCCAATTCCTCGTAGTCAAGCGTTACCAAGACCTTGCTCATATATCGCTCAGTCGCGCTATCACAGCATCTAAGTCTTTTGGGTACCAGCAGTAACATTCATACTCTGCTTCGAGTAGGTAGCGTTGCCAGCGCAGCTGTGCGTCTGACTGTTTGTTACGGCCAGCCTTGAGCTCTGCAAACACTAAACCACCTGTAGGCGAAACCATGACGAGGTCAGGAAAGCCGGCATCGCCTTGGAAATGGGTAGCCCAACGCTCGCCGACTTGTGCAGGCTTGGCATGGTAAATGAGCCAGCCGCGCAGTTTGGCTACCGCTACCACTTGTTTCATAAATGCGGCCTCGGTCATGTTCCGGTAATTATTCGGCATCTGTCGCCATTTTTTCGGCACAGTCTGGGCAGAACACGGCTGAGGCTATGCGCTGGTAGTTGCGTGCTAAACGCTGGTAGTCGGTCTGTAGGTCTGTCAGCTGGTGAATGATTATGTTGAGTTCGCGCCGCAGGCTGTCGCGCTCTTGGCGTGAGTCGTACAGCATGCTCGAGTACGCCCATAATGCTTGTTCTGGTGGCATGTCGTCTGCGTTCATTACTTAACCTTGGGTATCGGTTTAATTGCAAGAAACATGTCTTTAGCCTCTGAGTAGGTCATAGGTGCCGTTGGGTCAAAATCTAGCCCACGCTCTGCACACATTGTTCTGAGCATTTTAATTTGGTTTGGGGTCGCACCACCGCCGTTGTTTGGTTTGCTTGCCTCTGTTTGTTCGCGTGCCGACTGTCGAGCCTCGCCTATTTCTTTAGACCTCGGGCCGTCCAGTACCGGTGTAGGTCGCGCAATGCTTACCACACTCTTGCGGTCGTCCTCTGCGCCTTGCTGGCGTCCTAAAACCTCATTGCTTGTGGCTATTGACTTGTCTATGCCAAACCCCATGTATCCCAATGCGCGCCCCAGCGCGCTTGTTGCGCCGTTGGCTTGTTCTGACAGTTTAGTAAATGTCGTTCTGCCCGGGTATGGCTCAAACATGTATGCGGTTACTGGTATCGGGTCGTCTGGGTCACGGCTGACCGTGACCGAGCATTCAATGAACAACTGGTCGCCCACTTGTGTTATTTCTGGGCGGTGCTCAACAATACGCAGCTGCGGGAAAACCTTTAGCGCTTGTTTAAGACGTGTCTTAACGTCAACGTACTCGGAAAGGTCAAAAGCCATTACTCGTACCAGCCGTTCTCGTGATTGTTAATCCAGTCAGCGGCCCACAAAGTAACTGCTAGGAATACAGCCATTACGCCGGCTACAGCAAAAACGCCTATGACGATTCTCATTTTGTACCGCGCTGTGCGTTGTCTACGTCAATGAGCAGGTTGTTGGCTCGAATGCTTAACGTGGCGTGTCCTGCGTCGTACAGCTCTTGGGCTATGTCGTCTAGACGGTCAATAATGCTGGCAGGTTTTGGTTCAAGACTGCTGGGGTGTTCTAGCCGGCCAATGGCTTGGCGTAGGTCCTCGCATAGTTTTGGGTCGTCCATTGCGTAGCTGTAAGCGTGAGCGCGCAGGTTACGTACAAGTATGTCTGTGGTTTTGGGTCGAGTGCCTGCCCATAGGTTTGCTAGGGCTTGGTCTAAACGGTCAGTCGGGTTTACCATGTTGTCTCTTTTCTAGTCGGGTTGAAAATAACTAACGGCTGTAACATAGCACATTACTGTGGCGCGCTGTTGCCATTCCATGGTGCCCAGCCGTGGCGCTTAAATAATGCCAAGGCGGCTTTTAGGTTTTTGCGTGGTGCCCAGAGTTCAGTCATGGCTTTACGGACTATGCCAGCGTCCTGTAAAAAGCCTTTGTTGCTGCCGTTTATTTGCATGAGGCCGTAACTGCCGGTGTACGGGTCGCGCTGGTTCCATGCTCGAGCGAAACCTTTAGACTCGCGCGCACATATTTGCATAAGGCGTGGTATCTCGCGTTTCTGCCAGCCAACTTCTAGGGCTAAAGCGGTAAAGAGTTTGCAGTCGGGTTGTACGGCTGCTTGTGTTTGTGTGGCCGGCATGAGTAGTGCAGCTGTGGCGAGTACGCCAAGTAGTCGTTTCATAGTTTCTGCCTTTCGTCGGGATAGGTAAAAACCTTAATGGGGTTATTGAGACTTTGCGCGCCTTTGCGCTGAAAGCCTTATGGTGTAACGGTTTCTGTAGGTGGTGCCCAGACGTTTCCTAGGACGTATTCCCAGTGCCATGACTCAAAACCGGGTTTGCTCGGGTCGCCTGTGCCTATGTACCAACCAAAACGGTTAGCGTTTTTTACTAGCCATTGGAATGTTTTGCCAGACGCGTTAGCAAAATCTACTGCTAAACCCCAGCCGTGGTTAGAACCTTTAACGCCTGTTGGGTCGGGTGCCGCGCATGGTGCCATACCCTTTTTTAGGTACCACGTCTTGCCTTCAAATGTGCGGGTAATGCCTCGGGTGTCGTCTGTTGGCTTAGGGCTGTAGCGCTGCATGAATGCGTTGTATTGGACGCTGTACGGCCTGTACGTGTCCACGGTAGACGTTGGTTTGAGTGTGATGCCGTCAGCCTTGGCGGCGTTCAACATGTGTTTGTAGCTGCGTACGGCGCACGTATGCAATTTGCCACCGGGTACAGGGCCTAGCAACTCGTCTGGTAACTGGCCGTTTTTGTGGCCGGCTAAATCTTTTGGCAGTTTAATTTTCTGTGTTGGGTACATCTTTTTCTTTCGGTTTGTCGCGCAGGCCGTTACTAGCTAGTAAAGAGCTGAGCGCGCCGGATACAAATAGCACCATTGGTTTAAGAATGTCCCATGCTGCAGCGTCGTTGGGTGCCATATTTTTTGGGTCTTGCACCACAAATAGCAGGCCGTACAGAAGCACAAAAATGCAACCCACAAACGCGCTACATAATGCAAGCCCGACAATAAAAATGAGTCGCGCTTTTATTTCCTCGTTGGATAGTCGAGGACGCATTACAGGCATTTTGCACCGTGCCTTACAGCTGCGGTGTCCGAAGTGACAAAACCTAGCGCATTATTTTTAGTGTGTACTTCTGGGCACACCCCGCGCGTACGGTCGCCGCAAGCGGTGAGGATTGCGCCAAGCAAAAGCGCGACAAAACTAATCCGCCGGACCATCGGGGTACATTCCTTTACTTGCTTCAATGTCGGCAAGGTGTTGCGCATACTCTTGGTCGTTCAGTTCACGCTCTACGACTTCGCCTGTTTCCACGTTAATTCCTGCAATTATTGGTCGTGTCATTTATGCCTGCCTTACGCCATAGACACGGATTGTGCCTGTGATAGTTGCGCCTGTGTTGCTTGTTATTTGAAAACCGTCGTAAGCGGTGCTTACGTTGTGGAAACCGCGTATTGAACCGCCCACATAGTTTGAATACCACGAAACAAAATCGACCATTATTGGGGTCGGTTGTGCTACTGCTGGGGTTGAAAGTTGGATTGTGTTATATGTATATGAAGTGCCTGATGCGGCGCTAAATAACATTGAGGTATCGGAAGCATTTTGCTGAGCAGTTGCGGCTGCCGTTGTGTAATATTGCAAACCGCCGTAACCGTAGTTAGTTGAGTTTGCTGTGCCGCTTGTTCGCAACTTGAACATAAACGAGCCTGTGGTGGTCACAGATGTGCTTTGAAAAGTTATAAAATAGTTGTTATACGTTGAAGTAAAGCAACCGTCAATAAACAAAGTTGCTGCTGTCGCCGTATACGCGCCAATATATACAAGCCCGCTGTTTGCTAGGTAGGTGTTTGTGTCTGAAGCGGTCAACACTTCGCCAGTAGTGAAAGTTTTTATAGCCATTAGTACCCCAGTTTATTTGAGTCGAGTTTGCCGAAAGTGGCATTGTCAAGGATTAGGTAAGCGTTTTGGTCTACTGGTGAGACGTAGTAGGTGTATCGAGCCTCACCGGGCACCGCGCTAAACGCTGCGCCTTCAATAATGCATTGGTAGGTAGTGCCACGAAAAGCCACGCTTACTTGTGCGCCTACACAAGTACCTATTTCTAAAGAACCGCCGCTAGTGGCTAGGTTCCAAAGCTTAAAAGAGTTTTGAGCGTTGGCTAAACACGAAAAAGACGAAATGGCCAATGGCGCTGCCGTAAAGTTATTAAGCAAATAGTTGGCATAGTCGGTTGCTTGGCCTGTTGACGCGTTAAGCGTGTTGGCCGTGTATGTGCGAAATGGCTTAACGCCGGTCTGTACCGTTTGAGCTGCAAAAGACTCTGGGTCTACGGTGACTTGGCTATAAAAGTTGTCGGCGTAACTGGCAAACTCAATGTTGTCGTACACTTGAAAACTCGCGTTGTTTGTGGTGTCGCTAAAGTTAATGTTCGCTACTTGTGCACCAAATGGGGAAAACAAAGAAACGCCGTTAAACGCCTCGCGCATACGGCCGTTAGTCGTTATGCAAGCACTGTTTACCCAGTCGCCCCAAGTGCCGGTCACAGTTGTGGCTGCCATTGCTGGGCCTGTTCCGCTGCTTGAATAGTTGATAGTAAGACCGCTGGCGGTGCTTGCCGCTGCGGTTTGTGCCGAAATAGTGTCTGCTGTCATAGCGTAATTTTCGCCGCTACTTCTGCCGCAGCGCGCTAAATAGCCTTCAAGACTGATTATGAGATAGTCGGCGTTGCCAGTGGTGCCAACGTACGGTATGCCGTAAATAAATTGGACGTTAGAAATGCTGGCAGAAAATTGGCTACGATATATACCGCCGTCGTCCCATGTGACTTTGACAGTTGAACCGGGCTTAATAACTGAGTTAGGCGCTGATGGTTGGCGTACAACAATGGTGCCGCTCAGGCTTGAATACTGGTCTAACTGTCGTTCTCGACCAGTCTTAAAGTTGATGCTCTGAACGTTGCTTAACGTGATAGCCGGCGTACCAGACGCGCCTTCTATGTCTACTTGGAAACTTTGTACGGCCATTAGTACGCGTTGCTTACTCTTATGGGCACGCTGCCGTTGGTGCGCATGTAGGCACGTAGCGCGCTTACTACTGCGTTCGGGTCGCCGCCGTTGACGTTAATGGTTACGTTGCTAGTGCTTGCCCGGCTGCCGTCCACATTGGGGCTAGCGTTAATACTGCCAAGTGGCGCGTAATCATATGGGTTAAAAGTTGGTGCTGGTGCTGCGCCGCCTTGAAATACTGTGCCAAGACTTGCATCTAACTGT